TGACCCCACCCAGACCTTAGTCCAAGGCCTGAAGAGGTCAGCAGGCAGTGCATCATCCACTAGAAATATAGTTAATCCTATATTTCAAACACGAAGGGAATGTTATCATGTCCTCTGCCGGAGAACGATCGCGCAAAGTTACGTGCGATATCCTTATACCTGGTTGGCGCTCCCAAAAAGGAGTGCTTCCCAGCCAAAGGAAGTCTTTCGGCAAAGGGGCACAGTTCACTGTGTCGGAAAGCCATCGGAAGAACCGTAAAACCGGTTCCTACGATGCTGGAGGCCCGTTTTTCACGAGCCTGGTTGAGCCCTTTATAGAGCCCACCCAAGTCACTGACATCTATAGGCTAGGATCACCAGATTACTGGTATTCTGGACCTGTATTTGATCAGCTGCCTTCCACGAGTGATATGGAAAAAGCGGGCTACAAAAATAAGTTCCTCAGTTTGGACAAATCGCAAGACTTGTCTACTGCGGAATCTTTTGGAGCTACCGCTATATCCAACACTGCACCTACTAATAGCGCGTCCGATCTTGGGACGGGGCTTGCAGAACTGACTAGAGAGGGTTTTCCCTCAATACCAGGAATACAAGCTTGGCGTCGCAAGACTGAAGTAGCGAAAACCGCTTCAGGTGAGTACCTCAACCAAGTCTTTGGTTGGCTTCCCATGATTAGCGAAGTCACGCAAGCGCGTGACGTAGCTTCTCAGTCCAAGAAGATAATGAAAAATTATCATCGAGGTGAGGGAGGCAACACTCACAGACGATTCACTTTTCCCACGATAACGGAGAACCTGACTTCGATATCCGCAGGTGGCAATTGGCCTCTAGCTGGAGGCCTTGACACTGGATTCGTTGCAGGAACTCCCCCGGCGACCAACCTGTCTGTTAGTAGGCAGACTAAGCGATGGTTCGAGGGGTGTTATACGTATAAGCTTCCTTCCGATTCAGATAGTTGGAAGAAGGCTATGTACGCCGGCGATCAAGCCGATCACCTCTACGGACTACAGCTTACCCCACAAGTTTTGTGGGAGTTGACGCCTTGGAGCTGGGCCATCGACTGGTTCTCGAACACTGGAGACGTTATTAATAACGCCTACCAATTCGGAGCAGCCGGCCTAGTTTTGCGGTATGGTTATATGATGGAAGAAACCATCGAAACTATAACCAAGGAAACGGCACCGACTAAATTTCGGACCAAAGATCCGGTCACGAAAAAAGAAGGTACCAAAATGTCCGGGATCTGCAAGTGTGGTTATAAAACCATCACTAAACGCAGAGCCCCCGCAAATCCCTTTGGATTTAGCGTAGGCTGGGAGGACTTATCACCCACCCAACTCGCTATTACTGCCGCACTTGGAATCTCCAAGTTCGGTTAGTAGATGTACTACTATCCACTAGATCGCAATAGCGGTCGCTAAGTAAAAGGAGTGTGCCTAATGGCACTGGCCGATCCACAGAAATTCAAAGAAGTCGCGGGAACGGAAGTGACGGCACCGCGTGTTTCTAGCGGTGACTTCAAATCCATTTACGAGACCTCTGATGGCTTGAACAAGCTGACCGTTTCCACTCAGGAAACGTCCGGCAATCGTTTGCGCCATCTTGTGCGGATCGATGTGAGCAAGCTCGCAACGAACCCATTCGAAGAAACCAAGAAACAGAACATTTCGATGTCAGTTTATCTGATCGTCGATCGTCCTGAAGCTGGTTTTACCGTTGCTGAAGCGAAGAAACTGGTGGAAGGCCTTGTTGGTCTTCTGTCTGCTTCTACCTACAGCCTGACGGAAAAGGCGCTAGGTCGCGAGAGCTAATAGCTTTCGAGATTCTAACGTTTCCGCTTGCGGCCCTGGTTCCATTCCTGGTTTAATACAGGTTGGTTCCATGGTTTTCGTCTGGGGTTCTACCTCTTAGAAAGGAGGTGCGATGGATCGCAAAGGTTATTATGACTATAACCACGCGACCGCCGGTCAACAGTTCATAGCAATACTTATTGTATTGCTTGTCGTGTTGCTCGGCGGGCTTGCTCTGGCCCTGTTTGGCTTTGGTCTTTTGACCTAAGTCCAAACTAGTCCCAGTGCGGTCAGGCTAAGGATAACCACCTCTATTAGGAGGGGCTATGAAAAGCCTGATATCACTCTGGAACGTGTTAGCCAATGAATTGGCTAGCAGATGCGGCACTAGCACCACCATGGACATTAAAACTGTCCATGGACGTGTCGAAAACGAGGGTTTATCGTTTTGACGATAACCCTTCCTTCCTTTGGAAAAGACTTTCAGTATTGTCTTGACCAAGGGATGGTTACTCCTGACTCCTTCCTTCCTTTTAGGAAGGGAAGAGGGAGGCTCCCCTTATTTTTAAGGGGTTTCTCTGAGTTGGTTTTCGATAATGATGCAGGTGTCCTTCTGGACGAACCATCTATTGAAGCGATCTATGCTATAAGACAATTGACTTTGATCTTTAGCAAGATCCTTCTACCTTGTACTCCCGAAAGGGAGCGTAAGGCATTCGATGATTATGTCCAGTGTGATAGCGAAATCAATGAAGGGATTCCAGCTACTGATAAGGATTTATCCGAATTCAGTAGAATGGCCTCTCTTTTGTTCGGTCCAATTTTCTCCAAATTAGATCGTAAGATCTTTGATGGGTCAATTGTTCCGAAACATGGTCCAGGCGCGACTGCTGAGAAACTAACCAGCAATGGTAAGTATCTCAATCGCTACTGGCCATCTCGTCTTGAGGATGTCTTCCATGTTGGAGACTTCCTCTACCCTAACGCTCGGTTTGTATCCGAGTGTTATGACGAGATTGATTTCGCGGAACCTGGTGCAGAGATCCCTTCTAGGGTAATCTCTGTTCCTAAGACGCAGAGCGCACCTCGCATTATTGCCATCGAGCCCACTGCTATGCAGTATGTACAGCAGGGGATACTCGAGGCTCTGATGCAAGCGATTAATGAGGATTTTCTCATTGATCTTATCGGGACTGAGGATCAAGGCCCTAACCAGGCTTTGGCTCAGTTGGGATCCGAAGACGGATCTCTTGCCACGCTTGATCTAAGCGAGGCTTCCGATAGGGTGCACTCTGAGCTCGTTCGTCGTCTACTCGCGCGACACCCTCTCGCCAAAGAGGGTGTTTTTGCTTGTAGATCAGAACGGGCTTCTGTCCCTGGTCATGGAATTATTTCCTTGGCCAAGTTCGCGTCTATGGGTTCTGCTCTTTGTTTCCCTTTTGAGGCGATGGTATTTCTTACCATCATTTTCCTCTCCTTGGAGCAAGAGCAAGGACACATGTTTACCAAGAGGTCCGAAATCAAGGACTTCATTGGTAGGGTGCGGGTCTATGGGGATGATCTTGTTGTCCCGATAGATTGTGTGCATACCGTTGTTTATAACCTGTCGCACTTTGGTGCTAAGGTTAATGGCCGTAAGTCATTCTGGACCGGAAGGTTCAGAGAGTCTTGCGGGAAGGAGTATTTTGAAGGCCAAGACGTTAGCATTGTCAAGGTCCGCAATTTATTTCCTTCTCAGCGGCAGCACGTTACGGAGACCATTTCTCTAGTATCCCTTCGCAACCAGTTTTACCAGCATGGTTGTTGGGAGACCGTGAAATGGTTGGATTCCAAATTGGAAAGAATACTTAACTTCTTTCCAAAAGTAGAACCAAGTTCCTCCGCGTTGGGTCGTCACTCCTTTCTTGGTTACCAAACCGAGAGAGTTTGTGAGCACCTTCATAGGCCTCTGGTTAAGGCTTATGTGGTGTCCGGTGATCCGCCTAACGACAAGTTAGACGGTCCTGGAGCCTTGCTCAAGTACTTCTTGAAACGCGGCCTCCGGGCTCGCGATGATGGAAGGCACTTGGAACGTGCTGGACGTCCTCGTACCGTTCGCATCAAGACGAGGTGGGTTACTCCATTCTAATGGAGACCCTGGACGGACCTATTTATAGGTCTTGACTGCCTAGGCAGTCAGGGAGATCAAGTTGTGATCTCAGGTATCCTAGGAACTATGCCTTTTTGCATACGACCTAGGCTACCCGGGGGTTGCACTTGGCAGTGCAACTCCCTG